CCACCAACCTGTTTGATTCGTCAGGTTATCTGGATGGCTGCATAAAGTTCTTCAATGGACCCTTCGCCCAGCGGGGTCCGATGCAATTCAGGCCGCCGAAGGTGCTGGATATCGTTCCGGAGCCGGGAAAATTCGTTATTTTCCCCCACTGGCTGAACCATACCGTCTATCCGTTCGTGGCGGACGGCGAAAGAACCACCATATCGGGCAACGTCAACCTGTTTGGCAAGACCCCCGAAGAACTGGAGAAGGAGATGACGGAAAATGACAAAACGTCAGAAGCAGTGTCGTGATTTCATCCTGAATTTCTGGGAAAGCCATGGCTACGGGCCAAGCTATCAGGAAATTTCCGATGGTCTTGGCATGAAAAACAAGTCAGGGGCCTACCGCATCGTGAATTTGCTGTGTGCCCGTGGGCAACTCAGGAAACATTCCGGTCGGGCGCGGTCAATCTATGGACCGGTGCAGGATGGGCAGCATCCATGAAGGAACAGGACGATTCTTACGCAACGCCAGGACATATTGTTACAGGCGTTACCGATTCTCCGGAGAAATATCCTGGCAGTCTGAGGACTGCCGAAGAGATTTCCATGACGATCAAAGGGGCGCTCTCGGCTGAAAGAGTTGTCGAACTGGCCGAGGCCGGGTACATGCCGCATTGGCGTATCGACGAAGGTCCGCCGATGTTTAAGTCATCGGAGGTTAAGGACTGGATTAGTACCAATCTAGCACGCCGTATTAAAGGCTCTCGGCTTCCGGATGAAATCCGTATTACCTACACTGGGACGAAACCAGACGATCTGCTCAAGGTGCCGCTTGAGATTAGGGATATCGATGGGCTGTGCGATATCACCAAGCACATTGATCTCGGTCCCGGTGTCTACTTTCTCTGCCGGGATGAAAAGGTTGTCTATATCGGCCAGAGCGTGATGCCTGTGGCCAGGGTCGCTTCGCATAAGAGAAGCGATGGCTCGTATGCCAACAAGAAGGACTTCAACAAGGTATTCTTTCTGCCTTGGCCGGAAAGTGATCTGGACAGCATTGAAGGGGCGTTGATCAGGGCGATTGATACCGAATACAACCGTCATGGTCCGAGAGGAACGCCGGGGGAGGCGGTCAGGAAGGTTGTGGAAATGGTCAATGTTTCCTAACCGACGCCCCCCCTTATTTATTAGAAGGATATGCGATACCAATGAGAGCAAAGCATGATTTTTACCCGACCCCAGAGAAAATCGTGGAGCGCATGGCGCGGGAGTTCCTCGACGTGCAGATCAACGCCATCAGGCTGGGCAATGCCCGACCGCCGATCCCGATCTGGGAACCCTGCGCCGGGGATGGCCGGATTGCCGGGGCGATTCGTTCACATGGCCTGGAGGCCATAGAGACCGACATCACCACCGGTAACGACTTCTTTGATTATGACACCCCGATGTCGCCAATCCTGATGACCAACCCGCCGTTCTCAAAGATACGGCAGTTCATCGATCACGCCTTCAGTATCGGCGTGATGTCCATGGCCCTGGTCTGTTCCGAGCGGCTGTGGGCCTGCCAGAAGGGACGGGCGCAGTTCCTCAAGTACCGGCCCAGCCGGTTCGCCATGATGGACTGGCGGGAAGACTATCTTGGCAAAAAAGGTAAACCGGATCGTGCCCTCGCGGTCGCCATCTGGGAGGAACCCTGCGCACATATCTGCCGGTACGAGGTCTGGTCGCGGGAGGCGGACGTGTATCCCAGGTTTGACTTCACCTCCTTTGAACGCCGGTAGCAGCCCGACGCCTCCAGAAATTCTATCCCGGTGCCCTGCCCGACCAGACATGAGATGTCGTTGGGGCTGGTGAGAATAACCGTCCATGTCTTGGTTTTCGGGTTGATAAAAAGCTCAAAGACCATGGTCTGATCGGCTATTCCGCGCACCACCGCCGTTTCTCCGTGGCGTTGCTCCAGCACGCTGCGCATCTTTTGCTTTTCCAGGCAGGGTACCTGACCCTGAACCTGGGCCGGGAGTGCGGCCATCAGGATAACGGCTGCCATGATGCTGCGGCGTAACATCCCTTTGTTTCCTGGGCAGTTCCATAAATAAAAGTTGACCGGCCAATATTGACACATCGGTGTCAATGGGCACATTATGGTACAAACACGGAAACGTATACCATATTTGGTGGAGAGGTCTCCCTCTTGGCGACATCCGATCCGCAACTTGATGCCTATATCCAGAAAGCGGCTGCCCTTCCCTACGAGGATCAGAAGGAAATCCTCGCTCTGCTGGAGCGCCTTGAAGAGGCCACCACCCGCGAGAAGATAGCGAAGAGCTTTCTGCCGTTCGTGAAGAATATGTGGCCCGCCTTCATCGAAGGCCCGCATCACAAGATCATGGCCGACGCCTTTGAGCGGGTGGCCGAGGGCAAGTTGAAGCGGCTTGTTGTCAACATGCCGCCGCGTCATACCAAATCGGAGTTCGCCTCCTATCTCCTGCCTGCATGGTTTATCGGCAGAGACCCGTCAAGGAAGGTTATCCAGACCGCCCATACCGCCGAACTGGCGGTGGGCTTTGGCCGCAAGGTGAGGAACCTCGTCGGCAGAGAAGATTTTCAGGCGGCTTTCCCAGGGGTGAAGCTGCGCCAGGACAGTAAGGCCGCAGGCCGCTGGAACACCAATGAGGAAGGCGAGTATTTTGCCATCGGCGTTGGCGGTGCGGTTACCGGTAAGGGTGCCGACCTGCTGATCATCGACGACCCGCATAGTGAGCAGGAGGCCAAGTCGCTTGATCCGGCGATCTTCGATCCGGTTTACGAGTGGTACACTTCCGGTCCCCGTCAGCGGTTGCAGCCCGGTGGCTCCATCGTTGTCGTGATGACCCGCTGGCATCAACGGGATTTGACCGGTCAATTGTTAAAGTCCTCGCAGCAGCGGGATGGTTCCGACGAATGGGAGGTCATACAGCTTCCCGCTATATTGCCATCAGGCAATTCGTTGTGGCCGGAATACTGGTCGAAGGACGAACTGGAAAGGTTGAAGGCCGAACTGCCTGCCGCCAAGTGGTCTGCGCAATATCAGCAGGACCCCACGGCGCAAGAGCAGGCCATGATCAAGCGGGACTGGTGGCGCAGGTGGGAGAAGGATGATCCACCGGCTTGCGAGTTCATCATCCAGTCCTGGGATACCGCCTTTCTGAAAACCCAGAGGGCGGATTATTCGGCCTGCACCACATGGGGCGTCTTCTACCAGCCCAATGATCTGGGTACGGACACCGCGAACATCATCCTGCTGGATGCCTTCAAGGACAGGATGGAGTTTCCTGAACTGAAGAAGGTGGCTCAGAAGACCTACGACCAGTGGGAGCCGGATGCCTGCATCGTCGAGGCAAAGGCGGCGGGTTCGCCGCTGATCTTTGAATTGCGGCAGATGGGCATCCCGGTCAGCGAGTTTACCCCGTCGAGGGGTAATGACAAGATTGCCAGGGTCAATGCGGTCAGCGACCTGTTCGCTTCCGGCATTGTCTGGGCACCGAACAAGAACTGGGCGGAAGAGGTCATGGAGGAGTTCGCCGCCTTTCCGGTCGGCACCCATGACGACCTTGTCGATAGCAGCACCCAGGCGTTGCTGCGCTTCCGGCAGGGCGGCTTCATCAGGGTCGACTCCGATTACGAGGATCAGGAAATGCCCGTGCAGAGGGCGGAATATTATTAGGAGACGGAAATGCACAAACCAAGAGTGATAGGCCGCACCATAGGCGAGCAGGTTCCCCGCAAGCAGATTCCAATCAAGGGAACCGGTGCCGCTACCAAGGGCACCAAGTTCTATGCCTATGCGGACCAGATTACCGACACTGCCCAGAAGCCCCCGGCTGACTGGGTATCGACCATCAAGAAGGTCTAGTTAATGGCAATAGACAAGAGCATCGCCCAGGCTCCCACGCGCACCGACAGTACGGTCACGGAGGAAGAGCTTCGGGGCCTTGACGTGGACGCCGAGGGGTCTGCGCTTGAGGTTGCTGTTGTCAATCCCGAAGCGGTGGCGATCTCCACCGATGACGGCGGTGTCGTCATTGACTTTGACCCCGGCTCCGGAGAGACCGGCGGTGATGACGGTTTCGATTCCAACTTGGCCGAGCATATGGAGGACACCGTGTTGGAGCGGCTGGCCTCCCAGTTGAACGGAGAGTTTGAAGGCGACCGCACTTCCCGCGCCGACTGGGCACGGACCTATACCAGGGGACTTGACCTGCTTGGCCTGAAGGCCGACGACAGGACAACCCCGTGGCCGGGAGCCTGCGGTGTCTATCACCCGATCCTGACCGAGGCCGTGGTCCGCTTCCAGTCACAGGCGATCATGGAGCTATTCCCTGCCTCCGGCCCCGTCAAGACCAAGATTATTGGCGAGATAACGGACCAGAAGGAAGAGCAGGCGCAGCGTATCCAGCAGCACATGAACTACCTGCTGACCGAGAAGATGACGGAGTTCAGGCCGGAAACGGAGCAGATGCTGTTCTCGCTGCCCCTGGCCGGTTCCTCCTTCAAGAAGGTTTACTACGATCCCAGCATGGGTCGGGTCTGTTCCCATTTCATTCCGGCAGAGGACTTCGTTGTCAGCTACGGGGCGTCCGATCTCCTGACGGCCTCCCGCTATACCCACATGATGCGGAAAAGTCATAACGATATCCGCAAGTTACAGGTCGCTGGCCTGTATCGCGACATCGAACTGTCGCCAAATGCGCCGGATTATTCCGATATTCAGGAGAAATACGACGAGCTTGAGGGGGAAAATCCCACCTACGAGCATGATGACCGCTATGTTTTGCTGGAGATGCACGTCGATCTCGACCTTGAAGGTTACGAGGATACCGACGATGACGGCGACGAGACCGGTATTGCGTTGCCTTATGTGGTGACCATGGTCAAGGGTGGCAGTTCCGTCCTGTCGATCCGGCGTAACTGGTACGAGGACGATGCCCTGCGCATGAAGCGCCTGCATTTTGTGCATTATCAGTACATGCCCGGTCTGGGGTTCTATGGTTTTGGCCTGATCCATCTGATTGGCGGCATTGCCAAGTCGGCAACCTCGCTTCTCAGGCAGCTTGTCGATGCCGGAACCCTGTCGAACCTGCCGGGTGGCTTGAAGTCCAGGGGGTTGCGCATCAAGGGCGATGATTCTCCGATCATGCCCGGTGAGTTCAGGGACGTTGACGTTCCCGGCGGAGCCATCAGGGACAACATCACCTTCCTGCCCTACAAGGAACCGAGCAATGTTCTGCATTCGTTGCTGGGAGAGATTGTCGAGGAGGGCAGGCGCTTCGCTTCGATCACCGATCTGAAGCTGGCGGATATGAAACAGGATGCCCCGGTTGGCACCACCCTGGCTCTCATTGAGCGGTCAATGAAAGTCATGTCGGCCATCCAGGCGAGGCTCCACGATGCCATGCGCAAGGAGTTCATCCTGATTGCCGGTATCGTCCGCGACTATGCGGAAGATGAATACGAATACAAGGCCGACGACAAGGAGGCCATAAAGAGCGAC